CACCACCTCTCGTAAGAGAGGACCCTGTCAGTACTTTACTGAACAATCAAGAGATTGTCAGGATAAGTACCTCGATTTACACCACAAGTGGCGATCGAGTCAACCTCCAGTCTTTTGACTAGAGACATTGTGCTGCATGGGTAGGTGTGATCCGCTACCTTTTGGACGGTGGGTAGTAACCGTTCTAACTGTCGGCTTGTCACCGACGAAAGTCTTGTTATGGTCACGAAATCGGTTGAGAAGATTTTTTCGTATGAGCTATGGACCGACCAGCATATGGTCGACAATGGCATCGTTACGCAAAATACTTCAGTTGCATCTCGCGGGTATAGAAGCTATACCTCTACTCGCTCAGGTGTTAATAATCCTAAGTGGCGCGCTACCATCAAAAGTGGTGGTGATGCTACTAGTCCGATGACTGGCACTGATAACAAGATAGCTCGCATGGAACCTTTTCAGTATTCTGGAGGGTTTCATGCGATTCCTAGTGATAATCGAGAGTATTCCGAAAGAGTTCGTGGCACCTCTATTGAGAATGTCACACTCCCAGGAACGCTTCCCGGTACGTCACTAGTATCCGCTGACAATCAAGCACTCTCTCGCGCTTATGCTCAACTGAACGCAGTTCAGTCGCAGTTCCAAGGGGTTGTTTTCCTTGGAGAGCTGAAAGAGACTCTTCATCTTCTCAAACACCCGTTTAAAGGTGTGGATGATGCCGTAACAAGCTACTTAAAAGACCTTCGGTCTTCGAATAGTTTTGCTCGGTTTAAAGAGAAGCGGTCGCGCGGTAATAGGAATTCTTTCCTAACTACCGCTGCGAACGCGTGGCTTGAGACTGCATTCGGCATTCGGCCTTTGATTAGCGATACCAAAAGCCTTGTCGAAGCCGTTCTGAAACAGAAGTATGGGGTTAAGTCCTCAACTATTTCAGGGAGCGGTTTTTCAGTAGCCTCACGCGACTCTGAATCTTTTCTGTCGCTTGGCAATACCGGTGCAGCTAAATTTAGCTATATCGATAGAACCACGCAGTCAGTTAGATATAAAGGCCGCGTTGATGGTACCGCCACAGCGGGGTATGGCAGTGCTCAGGGGGTTATTAATGCGCTGGGTTTTAACCCAGAATCATTTATTCCCTCTGTGTACGAACTCATACCCTACTCTTTCCTAGCTGATTATTTCACTAATCTTGGTGATTTAATCAATGCTGGCTGCTCGTCGCAAGCGGGATTGAAGTTTGTCGTTCGTACTGAGAGGTTTGAAAACTCTCGGGCCGGCGTCATTGCTCCATATCCTCTTAATACGAGTAGTCGCTATTGGATCGGGGATTTAGCCCCAGGCGGTGTATTTATTTCGCACTCTACTGTTGCTCGTTCTTCTTCGGCTAAGCTTGGTATGCCAGTGCTTGAATTCTCCTTCCCAGGAGCGGACATGCACGCCGCAAATATCCTTGCTTTGTTAAAATCGAACGAAAGACGGATTCTCAAGACCTTTTAGGTTTTAACCCTTAAATCTGGAGACTTTAATGTC